TGGTGGTTGTAATAACGACTCGACATTATCAACGCCAAGTGCTGCATACATCCTTGAATATGCCTCATAAATACCTTGCGGTCCGTGTATCTCTGGATTTGATTGCACCATTGCCAGAAGCTCTTGCGCCATCGTAATTCTTTGTGATTGTGAAAATATGTTTGGATCAGATATCGGCACAATATCAACTCGTGCATCAAAGTCTGTGCCTTTTATTTCTTGTGCGCCACTGCCTGTCATATATGGATAGACAGGTGGCAAAAACTCACCAAACACTTTAGCAAGTAAATTAAATTCTAATTTCTGCGAGTAATGCAATCGCTTGTGGATAGCGGACATTACTTTAGTTCCACGCTCCAATAGCGCTACTGTAGTGCCCACTGGCATCGCTTGATTCACATCGCCAACATTGGTATCTGCTATTGATGCAAAGCGCTTACCCGCATCAACCATCAAACCAAGTAAATTCATCAGTACATTTGATGGCTCTTTGATTGGTAATGGTATTAAGTTTTCTCTCAGAGATGCGCCTGTTGTGTCAATATCTCTGAACTCACCAGGTTGTAAAGGCTCATCTTCATCTCGTATTCTCATGCCTCTTGCTTTGAATCCGGCGGGTAAATTTGCAAGCGTTCCGGCATCTATCAGTTGCCTTAATATACTCGTGCTTGCTTTTGCCAATCCACCGATCATATGTGATAAACCAAGACCGTAAAAACCAAGACCTGGTAAAAACTTGTATTGCACAAAATAATTAATCTTTTGCTTCAACGGATCGTTTTCTTGATAGTTACGTCGTATCGATAAGACCTTTTGAGATGGCTCATCAATCGTAATGATGTAAGGCAGTTTCAATCCTGTGGACTCGCCTTTATCATCAACATCTTCAAAGCCTTGTAAGTCAAGGATAGTATGAACCTCATAAACCGTATGATCTCTATCCTCTTTGTAAGATGGATGCATACCTTCAATGTCATCAATTTGCTCTTCGAT